TATCGTCTACGATTATACATTGTTTCCCCAAAACGTCACCAATGACGTTCATAGCCTCAGATTCGTTTGCACGATCTCTTCGCTTGTCTATAATTGCAATATCTAGATTTAATTGTTTTGCTACTGCTCTTGCTCGGGGAACACCACCTGCATCAGGCGAAACTATTATAGCTCTACCTTTAGTAACCATAGGATTTGTTTTTAAATCCTTAACAAATAAAGGTTGGGCATATAAATTGTCTACTGGAATATCAAAGAAACCTTGAATTTGTCCTGCATGTAAATCCATTGTTAATACACGATCAACACCAGCGGCTTCAATCATATTAGCAACAAGTTTTGCAGTAATAGGTGATCGCCCTGCTGGTTTTCTATCTTGTCTAGCATAACCGTAATAAGGCATTACAGCCGTAATTCTACCTGCACTTGCTCTTTTACAAGCATCAACAAGTATTAACAATTCCATTAAATTATCATTTGCTGGATTACATGTACTTTGAATTAAGAAAACATCTTCCCCTCTAATGTTTTCTTTTATTTCTACCCAGATTTCGTTGTCTGCGAATCTAGTAACTAGAGTTTCGCACAAATCTACGCCGGCAATGTTAGCAATATCAATAGCAAGTTGGGTATTTGCGTTACCCGTTATCAGTTTCATAAATAGTTTCTGAGTTAAAAGTGTCCATCTTTAAAATAAACTTTTTTAATATCGTCTAGTTCTTTTTTTACTTCGTCTAGTTCTTTTTGAACTGCCTCATATTGTTCCCGATAGTAATCACGCTCTTGTTCTACTTCTTGCCATTCTGATAAATGGTCTTCTATGTGTGGGCCTGTCATATACGTATTTATTTTATTAATTTTTCTTTGATAAATTTGTGTTCATCAATACCACCATGTTTTTCGATTACTGCATTTATTACATCTTGAGGAACCCAACCATAAACACTTTCGGTTGGGTCGTTGCCCGGTTCTTGCCATTTTATCCACAATGGTTCTTCAGCAGAGGGATAACCTATTTCAAAAGCCGAGTAATAATCTGCTATTGCTTTTGGTTCGCTATAATGGGAAGGACCTGCTTGCAAAGAAAAGGTAAATCCATCTCTGCATATTACATAATGTAATACACGGACCATAGGATATTGTGTATTTGGATTTTTAACTATTTTAAAAGTCTTGTGCCAGGTATTAGCCCAATCTTTTACTATCATTTTTACCTTTTAAAAATTAATAACCTTGACTTAATTCATAATCGGATATTGCGCTATAACCACGATCTGCTTCTGAATCTTCTTCAGCATAATCTGCTATAAATTCTCCGTTGTTTCTCAAAAATTCTGTTACCTGTTCGTCAATTAAACCTATCAATTTTTGGTCTGAGTCTGCAGAGATAGGCGTTGTTTCACCGTTTTCATCCATTAGTGCCTTGATATCCACTGTTCTGGCATCTAATTCAACAATATATCCTTGTCCGACCCCGACACTTGAATCACCTTGATCCCATTCTAAGTCAAATTCAGCATTCACAAAAGCCAGAAATTCAGCATTAGGCCCTACGTTATTAATTTGCATATTTGTTGCAACTGCCGTACTGACTTCTATTTTAATTTCACCCATGTCTTCAAATTCGACGGGATATTGTTCGACAACTTCGTTGATTTTCATTTAACTATCCTTCTATACCTATTTAAATTATTTATCAGTCCCATTCATTAAGATTGCGTTTTCCATTAGACGAGTTCCAGTTCCCAGTTCCCATGTTTGTGGATTCAACTTTGGTATTCTTTTTACGAATGATTTCTGCTTGAAGTTGTTTCCAGTAACGTGCAATTTTCATATTGCCAAATTTATCTGGCTTACGAGCAATTACCATTTGTTTTACGGAAAGTGTACGGCCGTTAAGGACCTGCTTTGCAAAGGAGGAAAAAATGTTTGCATCAAATGCAGTAAAACCGACACCATTGGCTTTGTGGGTAGAATATAACGCCTGTTCGTCGGCCTCTTGATTGTTAAAAATAACTACTAAAGCTCGTTCAACGGCTTTGTCACTTGTAGCAAGCAGGTTAGCAATTTTTTCCCTGTTCCACTTCATTTGTGCTTGTGCCATTTCGTCTCCTTAGTAAGTGTTAACTAATTTAACTCATACATATATTATACACTCTACAAATCTAAAGTCAACCTAAAAATTAAATATATAGTTTATCTTTCAATAAATACAATACAACCTCGGTGAACTATGGCAAAAACACTATTTAATGGATTTACAACTGTACAAGGCCCCAAGGTACGAAATATTCATGATATAGATCTTGCTAAACAAGACCTAATGAATCATTTTTATACTAAAAAAGGCGAACGTATTATGAATCCGGACTTTGGATCAATGATATGGAGTTTAATGTTTGAACCTTGGGATGATACTGTAGAAGATGCAGTTAAAGAAGATTGTATTGACATAATAAGTAATGATCCTAGGTGGAAATTAGAAGGTGTAAATACACATTCTAGCCAAAATGCCCTTGGTGTACAATTAAGATTAGTGTACCAACCAACAGATAAAGTAGAAATTATGGCTCTAAATTTTGATAGAGAACTAAACGAGGAAGTATAACTAAATGGCCACACGACAAGACATATTATTTGCCGCAGAAGACTATCAAGCAAAGTATCAATCATTTGCCCAATCGAACTTTCAAGCATACGATTTTGATACATTAAAAGCGGCTATGGTAGATTACATAAGATTAAACTACCCCGAAGATTATAATGATTGGATTCAATCTTCTGAATTTGTGAGTTTAATGGATCTGATTGCATTTGTAGGTCATAATACTGCATTTAGAACAGATTTTGCTACTCGCGAAAATTTTATGGAAACTGCTCAAAGCAGAGATTCAATATTAAAATTAGCTAGATTCTTAGGATATAATCCTACTAGAAATATAAATTCTAGTGGAGTATTAAAAATTAAAACAATACGAACTACGGAATCTTTAATTGATTCTGATGGAACCAATTTATCAAACACAGACATTATATGGAATGATTCAACAAATGCAAATGCATACGAACAATTTATTATGGTAATTAATTCGGCATTTGGAAGCACAACACAATTTGGATCACCGTATAAGTCTATTACATATAATGGTATAAAAACAGAGGTATATAAATTTAATTCACAAACAGGCCAACAAGTTTCTTATCCATTTTCAACAAGTATTCAAGGCGAAGGAATATCCTTTGATATATGTAATGTTAATGTAGATGAAGCAACTGGATTTACAGAAACAGATCCAGATCCTAGTGCCGGTATGCGATGTTTATATCTTAATGATGGAAAAGGTAATGCAAGTGCTAGTACAGGTTTTTTCTTTCTGTTTAAACAAGGTGTATTAGAATTTAAAGACACATTAATTGCTAAACCAATAGAAAATCAAGTCATCGATATTAATGTACAAAATATTACCAATAATGATGTGTGGGTTCAAACAATTGATCAAGATGGATCAATTGTAACCAATTGGACACTAGTAGAAAGTGTTGTGGGATCTAATGTTATTTTTAATGCAGTAGATAACAATGTTAGAAATATATATCAAGTTGTTACATTAAATGATGATGCAATTAGTATTAAATTTGCAGATGGTAGGTTTGGAAACGCCCCTAAAGGTATTATTCGAATATGGTATCGAGTAGGTAATGGTGAAGAATATACTATTAAAACAAACGATATTCAAGATGTATCCTTTGTTATTCCGTATTTTAGTAAGCATGATCAACAATTATATGATTTAACATTTGTTGTAGATTTGGAAGAGCCTGTAAAAAATAGTACGGCCACTGAAACCAATACAAGCATACAAACAAAAGCATCACAAATTTATTCAACACAAAATAGAATGGTATCTGCAACAGATTATGCAGTTTATCCGTTGCAAGCATCTACAAATATTACAAAGATTAAGAGCACAAACAGAGTGCATAGTGGCCATACTCGATATGTAGATATTAATGATCCAACTGGTACATATAAAGATTTAACAATATTTGGTGACGACGGTTATATTTTTCAAGAAGAAACATTTTTAAGAAAAACTTTAGCAGTTCCTACTGCATTAAATGCTACAAGTATTATAGAACAATATATACAACCTTATTTAGAAGAATCAGAAGTACAAAATTTTTATTATCAAAAATATAAAGATGATTTTGTGTGGGCCGAAGGATCATCAACTGATAGTTTATATTATAAAACAACAGACCAGGGTGCAAACCAAGCAGATATGTGGACTTGGAAAAAAGTAACAGGATCTGCTAGACAATCTACAGGTTATATTGAAAAAGGTATAACCACACCTGGCCTTGTAGCCATAGGAAAAGATTCTTCGGATGCAATAGGCAAATTTTTAATAGAAGGTACAAATATAGAATTTGCACAAGTAGATGCAAACAATGAATTTGTTGTCGGCTCATCGACTATTTGGGCAAGCATAACAGGTATATATGGTGATGGCCGAGGGGTTACAAATACTACATTACAATATACAGGTAAAACTAAAGAAGATTACGGAACAATAGTATTGTCAAGGAATATACCTGATAATGTTAGAATAAAACGTATTGCGCCTGCATATAATAAAAAATTTAGTTCAACAGAAATTACAGCAATTAAAGATCAATTGGAACTTAATAATTCGTTTGGGATACGATGGGATCATAGAAATAACCAATACGAAATTGTATTAGGTATAGATTTGGGGAAATCTCAATCTACAGCATTTAGTTTAGCCGAGGATACTTCAGGAACACAATTAGACAATAGTTATTTGTTAAGAATAGAATATCAAACAGATCAGTGGATATTTTTAGCACGATGTATAAAATATAATTTTGGTTCTGTTAATAATGTTAGATTTTTTAATCAACGATTATCTAACAAACTTAGCA